TCCTTGAGTACCAGTTGCACCTTGAGCGCCTGTAGCACCTTGAGTTCCAGTTGTTCCTTGAGTACCTGTAGTACCTTGAGCACCAGTATCTCCTGTATCTCCTTTTATACCTTGAATACCTTGAGTTCCTTGAGTTCCCGTTGTACCTTGAGCACCTGTAGCACCTGTTGTTCCTTGAGTACCAGTTGCACCTTGAGCGCCTGTAGCACCTTGAGTTCCAGTTGTTCCTTGAGTTCCAGTTGTTCCTTGAGTACCTGTAGTACCTTGAGCACCAGTATCTCCAGTAGTTCCTTGAGTTCCTGTTGTACCTTGAGCACCTGTAGCACCTGTTGTTCCTTGAGTACCAGTTGCACCTTGAGCGCCTGTAGCACCTTGAGTTCCAGTTGTTCCTTGAGTTCCAGTTGTTCCTTGAGTTCCCGTAGCTCCTTGACTACCAGTATCTCCAGTAGTTCCTTGTGTACCCTGAGTTCCTTGTGTACCTGTAGTACCTTGAGTACCTGTAGTACCTTGAGTACCAGTTGCACCTTGAGTTCCAGTTGTTCCTTGAGTACCAGTTGCACCTTGAGCACCAGTAGCTCCTGTAGTTCCTTGAATTCCCTGTGCACCTTGAGCACCTGTTGTTCCTTGAGTACCTGTTGTTCCTTGAGTTCCAATTGTTCCTTGAGTTCCCTGAGCACCAGTTGTTCCTTGAGTACCTGTTGTTCCTTGAGTACCAGTTGCACCTTGAGCGCCTGTAGTTCCCTGAGTACCAGTAGTTCCCTGAGTACCAGTTGCACCTTGAGCACCTGTTGTACCTTGTGTACCAGTAGCACCTTGTGTACCAGTAGCACCTTGAGAACCTGTAGTACCTTGAGCACCTGTAGTACCTTGAGTACCTGTAGCACCTTGTGTTCCTGTAGTACCTTGTGTTCCTGTAGTACCTTGTGTTCCTAAAGTACCTTGTGTACCTTGAGGTCCGGGTTCGCCGGGGTCTCCTATTGGACCTGAAGTTCCTTGAGTTCCTTGAATACCTTGTATTCCTTGAGAACCAGTAAGACCTCTAATTCCTTGAGTACCTTGTACTCCAATAAGTCCTTGTTCTCCTTGAGCTCCTTGAGCACCAAAAGAAACAAAACTGAGAACTACGTTCTCACCATTATTAAAATTACCATTATAGGTTATACCATCTACGTCTAAGTAGTGACATGCAGTAGTACTAGAGCCTGACGTAGTTGATGCTCCTGTAATATTATATATAGCCCAATAAGAGGAATCATTAGATTGAGTTATCTTTATAGAACCTCTAGGGTTATCAGTTTGGTCATCGAAAGTAGCAAGCCATGCCGAAATATCATCAGAGTTTATATCAAAGTTTGAAACGGCTACCTTTGTAGCATCGGAATAAACATATGGAGTAGCTCCTGCGGGCGCAGCTAAATCTAAAGCTATATTAGTTTGACCGGGCACAGCAGCAGAATTATCTAAAGTAGACCAGTTAAATTCAAGACTGTCTCCACCAAAAGCACCTAATATACCTTGAGTACCTTGAGTACCCTGAGTACCTTGAGTACCCTGAGTTCCTTGAACCCCTTGTGTTCCTTGAGTACCTTGTGTACCTTGAGTTCCTGTAGTTCCTTGAGTTCCAGTAGTTCCCTGAGTACCAGTAGTTCCTTGAGTTCCTGTAGTTCCTTGAGTTCCAGTAGTTCCCTGAGTACCAGTAGTTCCTTGAGATGCAGCTGTACCAGCTGTACCTTGAGCACCTATAGCTCCTTGTGTTCCTAGAGTACCTTGTGTACCTTGAGTTCCTTGAGAACCCCCAGTTCCTGTAATACCTACATCAACATCAGGAGCATTAAAATTATGAATACTAAGAGTAGATGTGCCAGCAGTCCATGTAGCACCCGAAACATAAGCGCGCCACGCACGTGGAACGGATTGCTTCATCATTGATTTTCTTGCTTTGTCACCTTTCATGTTGCTACCTTCTCGCGCCTGCTGTCGAAAAAATTATCAAATTTGGGAGTGATTAAGGCTCACTCCCAGAAGCCCTGTTGTTTCAACCTGCTCAAGCAGCGTTAATTACAACTACACCGGATGCCGGGTTAACTACCTTTAATCCGTATCGCATCGACATGTATGAACCGACAATTCCGAAACCGGGGTTTGCCTCTTCAACAGTCAATGGTCTCCTTTCCACGTATGCCATAGGTTTGACAGCGCCATCCCATATGAAAACACGGTCCGGAGGACACCAAGCGTTAACAGTCACGTTTAATCCGTAAATGCTACCAACAATACCAGTCGAAGCAGTCTTACCGAGCATCTCGGTTTCTTCTACAACATACGGCATGGAAGCGTTTGAGGTTCCATTGATTGCAGTTGTGAAGTCTGCTAAGTTAAGTAAAGTCTTGTAGTGCTGTGGAGAAATCATAATCTCGGATGCTGTGTATCCGTGACCACCGATTAGTTCCATGGCGTCGGTTACATCGCTTAAAGCGAATTCCCCGTCACCAGCTGCACCAGTTGCTTGTACGTAGTGAGTTCCTGTAAGAATTGCGTCACTTGTTAAACCGTAGGAGTAAATACGTCCTGCGTTAACTGTTCCGCCAGTTCCTAAGAAACCACCATAAACGTTGTTTGTGAAGTTAACAATACCTGATTCAGCACTATCATAACTGATAGAAGTTCCGGGTGTTAGCCCAGTACCTAGAGTGGAGTCGCCTATACCGAGCAACGCATAAATTACGTGCTTGGTTAGATGACGGTCTACCGCTCTTCTTGCCTCATTAAGGGCCATCTCAACTTCGTTATATCTTGAGTCTTCAATCATACGTCGGGTTACACCAATTGCAAGTCCCCACTCATTAACAGACACTCTCTCGGAGCGTAGGTTAGTGTGTTGGTACTTAGGTGTGTTACCTTCGTTGATTTCCTCCATTCCCATGGAGGGCTTTGCGAATGTGATATCAATATCACCGCCGGTCTCTGTAGTCATTGGTTCTGCAAACATGCCAAGAGCAGGAAGGTTTGTAACCTTATAATCCTGAATTGCATCTTTGTAGTCAATAAGTACACGTTCTCCTGAACCACCAGTTGCGTTATACGCACCTGTGTTCAAGGTCGTAAGGACACCGGTTGCTAAATTATCATTTAATGCTACCATTGTTAATACCTATATTTATTTAACCAAACCACAGAATCCGTTGTAATGTTGCTGCACCACTGTGCGCGCCACTTGGGTCGATGTAGATTCCACAACTCACTGCTGAGCTTGAACCCGGTCCAAGGTTACCATCGGCTAGAGTTGCCACATGGCCGCCCCTTCCAATTGTTCCTGAACAGTACATATTAAGTACTACACCATGACCTGTTACGACACTAGCGGTCTCGCCTGAGCTTACTGTAGTTAGTGCTACACCTACGGGGTGATTCACGTCAGCTGATGCTATTGTATCAACTTCTGCGTCTGCGCCCATTTGTAAAGCATAACCAGCAGTAATAGCGCTTCCAGCTGTGAACGGTAAAATTCTTGCTGGTGCACCACCATCATTTACTAGTATTTCTGTTGCCATTTTTAATCACCTTTTAGTAATTCTTTATCGAGAGTTATTTTACCCGATTGTTTGTCTATCTTGACTGCAAATTTTCTTTCAGTTTCTGCTGGAACAGCTTCGCCTTCGTTAGATTTACCTTTTCCGAAAGTTCGTTCTGTTTCTTCAGGAACTGGCATTGCAGCAAGAGCTTCGCTGAAACCAGTCAGCCTCGGTTCGTCCCAAGCAGCCAAGTCTTCAACGCGGGCATCCTTTCCATCTTCTTCGATTTGTCCGAACAAGATTTCTTTGGATATAATTGCCTCTACGGTTGCAGCTTTTCTTTCAGCAGCTTCCTTCTCAGCTCTCTCTTCTTCCAGTAACTTAAATGCTTCAATTTCTTTTAAAGCCTCTTCGTACTGTGTTGAGATTTCTGATTTGGATGCTTCTAATTGCTCTAGCTGCGAGCGTAGTGACGCAAATTCGCGTTCAACTATATTCTCTGCTTCTGAACCTTTAGGAGTTTCTTCAGTCATATTTATTACCTCAGTTTGATTCCCATCTTCACTCTCACACTTTTCGCCAACTTTACAAGCATCGCAACAAGAGTCGCAATCCTCGTCTTTGGCCTCGGTATGTATTTCACATTCCTTTTCAATAGTACACTCTTTACATACAGGGTCCATAGTAGTATTGTCTATAAAACTTACTTCTGTGGGACGTATGTTCGTAGCGAAAGTATCGCCCATCACATCTACATCATTGGAAAACCAATCAATGCTAACGTGGGTTACGTCACCTTCTTTTACTTTGTTCATTACTTCTTGACCGCGGTCGGTTTGATTATTGACAGTCGCCAACATCTTAACAGCAGTCTTTCCATTTTCCAACTCAACGACTTCGGGATTAGCAGCCATGCCAATTAAATCCTCCGGCGTACGTTGATGATTGAAGTATATAGGAAGCTCTTTGAAAGCTTCTATATTCTTTTTTAATATTTCCGGTTCTATATAAACCTTTTGCTCTATATCATCCTTATTGTATTCATGTGGCCCAGATGTTATAGCTAGAACAGGTATCTCTACACTTTTAAACCCCTCATTGTCCATGAAGTTTATATCTTCAGGACTATCTAAGGAAAGTCCAAAGGTGCGACGTACGGGTTCTTCAGATATACTTCTTCCGAATTCCCTCTCTACACCGTTCTCGTCTGCCCACATATTACACATATTGGACGCAAGCTCATCGGAGTTATCAAAACCCCGTTTCTTTAAGGAAGCTTCTACTGAAGCTACACATTTTTTATAACTCATGCTCTGTCCCCTGTTGCGTTAGCAGACGGCTTATTTCCTCTGTTCTGTGCTCTAGCAGATTCTTCTTTCTTATCTTGATTCTTTCCACCAGAAATATTTGCATTCTTATCACTTTGCTCCTTTTTTATAGGAGAAGCCTTGATATCTTCGGATGTTTCCATGTCTAGTTCAGTTACACCTTCAGGGTCAAGACCTCGCTCTTCTCTAACTTCGCCCGGCGATAGTACACCCTCAGACAGATAAATCATATCCGTCTTGGCTTTAGTGAATGCATCTTCTACGTTAATCTGCCTAAACTTAAACCTAGCCTCTCCATTTTCTAATTGAGGCATTAGTTGTGCATTCATTGCAGATTCTATCATAGTTTGTAAATATCTTACATATGGTTCAAAAATGGGTCGAGCCTTTTCAGGGTCGGTCCACATTGTTTTAGGAACTTTCAATGCCATATGTATCTTATCTAATATGTCGTCTGTATATTTACCATATTCAAACGCTCTTTGTGTTCCTTGTAATTCTTTAATTATTATATCGTTTCCGTGAATAATATCTTCACCGGGCTCTAGCGCGTTGAAGGCATCCACCACTTCGTTAATTTTGTCAGGACCATAAGGCATATCGGGAAGTCCACAAGATATATCAAAGCGAGAAGAAGCATATTTGTTGAGAGCGGCTCCGATGTCTCGTTCGGCATAATCTTTGAGGTCAACCAAATAAAGAATGGGATGGATGTCAGAAAGGCCGTAAGCGTAATCATCGAAGGGGTTGTTAAGTAGAGATACAATCTCTTCAGGTTCAAAAAATACGTTTTCATTCTCCTCTCCTATATCTTGGAAATAATATTTTGTTTGTCCATGTTCATTCCTTTGAACAAACATGTTCTGGCTAGAACGAAGTACCAAGTTGTCTCCGGTCCACTCCATGTATCCTGTACCAAAGATTCTAGCATTACGAACCCAACCATATAGTAAGTTCTTAATGTTTATATCTCTGAACATTTCCTCTATCCTTTGCCTAAGCTTGTCATCATCAGTGACTATATCAAAACCATCTTTCACTGCATAAAAACAAGGTAGGTCTATCAGACTCCTAACAATAGGGTCAGCGAGATAAACATTCATATATAAACGTGGTTTACCTAAATGTTCTTCATACTTCCCTTTGTTCCCGTAATTCCAATTATTTGAAAGCTTCAGGCGCTTTATAACACCTGCTCCAAAATCTAGCGGGTCATTCTCCTTAAAAGGAGGTGCGCTTCCTGTTTGAGCGAAAATTCTTCGTACTCTATCGAATAAAGCCATGGCTACCTCTTATATAGTATTTGATAATAGTATATAAAGATTTCGTCACAATGAAAATCCCTTTTTTAGATTGAAATTGCGCGTTCTGGTCCTAAATAGGGGCGCTCCTGAGTGCCTGCCTATATTAGAAGTTAACTGAGTGCGAGTCCTTCCATGACTCTGTGAAGGCGCTATAGCTGCTGCTCCGGGCAACATTGCCAGAGTAGCATGAATCCCTAATACAGAGCTATCACAATAATCATCATGTCTCCCAGATGGTGCACTAATACGTTCAGTCTTATTCGCTGCATCCATTACATACTCTAAGTCTGCATGTTCTCTAAACCATTTATTTATTAGTTTACGTTCATTGAAATCTAATCCTTCGGGATTAGGTACTTTAATCTTTAATTGTTGCATATAAGAAACATAGTCTCTATATATTTGTGTTTTACTTCCCCTTGGTCCTCCTGTAAATACAAAAGGTATAAATTGTATTTGGGGTGAGTTTTGTATACATTCCATTCTTATGTCTTGTTCAATAGCGCCGCCAATACCCGTAGCATCGATAATAACTTTACCAGCACTAAACCCCCGAGCAATATCCATAATACGTTGACGCTGATATGGAATGTCATGTCCACCGGTTCTAGGATTAATCTCTTCAATGTATATAAGGCGGGTAATATCTCCAAACTCATCTTTCTCGCGGGCCCATACACTAATGACAGTAGAGTTAACAGATTTGCCAATGTCAACAGCGACAGCACAATTTTCTCCGCCTTCGTAAGTGTTGTCGGGGATGTTGAGTTTGTAATCATGATAGCACGCTTTTACTTTTTCTGGATTAAATACATTAGATATACTTTCCACGAATTCGCATTCATATTCAGTTCTCCAGTATATGGAGTCTTCTCCCCACTCTACCATCTTTGCTAGCATGTCTTCTTCAGTATAGGCAGGACTATATGCCTCACCTATCTTCACTGCATCTCTCCACGTATACACTAGGCGCGTCCACGTAGATTCATAAGCATCATCATACAAATACCGATGCATATGGTTGTCTTTAGACTTTGGCGTACCTAGATTTATGAACGGGGCCATATTTGAAACTATCGCTGGTTCTACATTATCAATGAACAATTTATCGTCGATGAGAGGGGACTCATCAACAATACAGAATGTAGGGTGTTGTCCCCGAATAGCTTGTCCTTGATTACTAGGCGCTAATGGAGCTCTGCGCATCATAGTGCCCCCTTTCATGCGTATATGGGGCTTATTGTGAAATTTATAGTTATCCACTAAGCTATCCAAGAATTTGTTATCTTTAAAGTGTCTATATACATATCCAAAGATAAGTGCAGCTTGGTCTTCACTAGGAGCTAATACAAATATTAAATCCCTAAACCTTTTAAAGAACATATATATAACAACCGCTACAGAGAGAGCGTATGATTTACCACACCCTCGTGGAGCTAATATTGCTAATTTACGTTGCCTCATATCTTTAGGGTGAGTTAATGACTTAACTATAATAGCTTCTTGTAGGGGTCTTAATTTTAATGGTCTTTGTTTATTGTCTATTAAATAAGACTCACAAAACGCTCTTACGAGCATCTTCATTTTAGATTCGTCGTTTCTTACAGATTCAAATAATTCTTCAAGAGAACGTGTATCATATACGTTCTTACCTGTCAGTGCTGTCTGTAGTTTCTTTCCCTCGTTCTTTATCGCTTGGCTCACCTAAGTCCTCCAAAAATTTAGCAAATCCTTCTGTCTTCTGTTCGACAATAGTTGGAATCTCTATATTTAATGCTCTGAATTCCGTATGTATGTCACGAACGATTGAATTTCTTTGGCGCAAGAGCTCTGTTCGTAAGTTAACATCCCGAATATGTAGAGAAATTTCTTCCCACAAAATATCTTCAAGAGCAAGATTGCGAGCCAACAGGCGTACAAGTTCTTTATGACGTTCATATTCTCCTTCTCCTACCCGCTGGCTTAACCGCTGCTCGTACTCGTGTTCGTTCAAAGAGTCTTAGCGCTAGCTAAAGCTTCCTTTGTTTCTGCTTTGACCGCGGCAACGAATTTATCATCGTTCTGGTCCCATACAGACAGTATTACATTTCTGAGCATTGCATCTTTTACATGCTTTTGAGCTACTTCATCTAGCTTCTCGTAAGCTTTCAACTGGGCTGTCGTTAAATGTACATCCAATAACTTCGTTATCTCAGCTTCGTGGTTCTTTAGATAAGAACCTCCAAATTTGTATATTAACGCTTTTACAGTTGGTTGAGTGTATGCAATATAAGCAACAAGTGCTCCTATGACTCCAAGCGCGAGCATAAGCTCGGGTGAGTCTACTAATGCATCCAGTATACCATCTAACATTCCAGATTCGCTTACTTCATCCGCAGTAACGTTACCGTTGGTCATATTCGTATTCTCAGCGGTCTCGTTAGTTGCTGTTTCGTTTGTTGTGTTGTTTACCATGTTTGTCTCCATGTTTGGGGCTCCCACGGTGGCACTTGCGTAAAGTATCCTGTGGAGCCGTGGCCCTGTGATGAGAGCCCAATAAACAGATAGAAACTCTACCTATATAAAGTTTACTTCTTACCCTTCTTCTTAGGCTTCAATGAGGGGTATTTTCTATAAACTGCTGCTCTTATCCCTGCGGGACGTGGAGCATTGTGGGCTAACTTGAGAGCTGACTTAGCTCTCTTACGCGTGTTAATAGGAAAGCTTCCGGCTGGCGCGCCTCCAGAAGGTCCAGCAAATGCTATACCCTTCTTATACTTTCCTACATTAGAACCACCCTTCTTTTTACGGGCGGCTGCTTGTTTCTTCTTAGCTGCTGTTTTCTTGCGTGGTGCCATTACTTATCGCTTTTCTGTAGCAGTTCGAGTATATCATTTAGCTTAGATAGAGTAGAATTAAATCCATTATCATTCTCATTTTGATAATTCATATTTATAAAATTCTGTTTATCTATTTTAGCTAAAATTGTTTTAGTGCAACAACAGTCGCAACATGTTTCTTTAGTTTCTTCTTCTTCTGTCATAGTTTCTCCTATGTGTGGTCTCCGTGGGGAGTCTTACTGTGTTGTCTCTTTCCAATGTGATGTTTATGATGTTCCCTACTAGCTATCTCAGATTCAGTTACATCTCTAATTTGATGTAAAGCTGTTTCCTTACTTATAGGGTGTTTTTCTAAAGCATGTGTCTTGCCACCTACGTGACTAAAAACTTTCTCTCCAGAACCACTTTTTCTCATTGTAAGAGTTTTATCAATATTGTATTTCTTATTTTGATTTTCTGCCATCTTTATTTCCTCTTTTTTTGAAGCTTACCTTTACCGTCCCTATATTCACCCTTCTTAGTTTTACGCTTTGAGGGCTTTTTACGGGGAACACCATTCTTTTTAAGCTTCCCTCTTTTATAAGCCATGCTTATTCTTCCTCTTCTTTTTCTCTGCAACATCCTTTAGGGATGTGTTTATTTGTTACATCCTCAGGGATATATGATGCTAAGACTCCTAGAGCTGCTATCTTAACTTCAAGCCCGCTTATCTGTGCCTTCATCTTCTCTATATCTTGCAGAACTATTTCTCCTTCGTAGTCGTTCATTTTTTTATTTCCTCTTCGTGTTCATGGTCATCTCCATTACGGAAAGTACCTTTTCTTGTTTGTTCTATCTGACTGTTCTGTTGAGCAGTCCATAACTCTAATACCTTATATATAATAACTAATGCAGGTGACCCTATGATTAGTAGTACTGACTTATAAGATTCTATATCTTCTACTATCTCTGGATGACGGAATGCCATCGTTACTAAGAATATAGATAGTCCTACCCATGCCATTACGACAGGTGCTGCTACTAACATCATCATGAAGTTAGCGAAATTCCCGTCAGGGTTTGCTGCGTCTTTTTTATGATTACTCATCTGTTGCCTCCACTCTTATCATTGGAATATCAAACTGTTGTTGATATGTATAATCTTCTAACTCCTCGTCCCATACGAGTAATGCTACCCACATGGACCACGTACCTTCTGTTTCGTTAAGTTCTTCGAAAGTAAAGTTAAGCCAGTGATAATCCCAATCTTCACCATTGACTGTTAAATATAAATCTGTCCAGTTATAATTACCAGACTCTTCGTGCCATACGTCTACATAAACTAATACAGAAGTACTATAATCAAAACAATCCGTATCTATATCTGTTAATACGGATATACCATCAGCATTGGGGTCTACCCAGAAAACAGACATATTATCTGTCTCTTCGTTATACCAACCGGGATAGAAATGCACAGAGGTATGGTTACCATGTTCTTCTTCATATTCATCTTCGTAATCGCATGAACCATCATCTTCCGTAGCTTTATCATCATAATTATTAGCTTCTGTGTCTGTACAACCATATATGGCCGCAGTTTCGTTAGAACCATTAGTACCATTAGGGTTGTCATTTATAACTACACAACGTCCATCATCATGCGTAGCATTGGGTTGATAATTTTCAGCTTGAGAATTAGTACAACCATACACTATGATTAAAAAGTTACAGCTGCCATCATCAAAGGTGGCATCTGGATTGTAATTTGTAGCGTCGTGTTGTAGACAGCCCCCGAGTGGGCCATCATCATCTCCATTCATATAATCATGAATAATAGACATGTTGGCCCCCCCACTAAGAAGCGCTAATAAAATTATAGTGATTATAGTTCCTATCTTTTTACCCACTTTCGTTTCTCCTATCTTATCAGCAGCTTTGCCAATAGTCTCGAATAACTTCTCCTCATCGTCATCGTCAGGTCTTTTAGCCCCACCAATGCCGAGAATCTCTCTTTCTTCCTCAGATATAACATTGATAGCACCATAATCATCGCGCGCCATGTATATTTCTATACAGAGGATATATATAAAGATTACTCTTAGTCAAACTCTGGAAATTGGGTCTGTGCATCAAGTTGTATTAGTCCTTTCGCTTTCGTATCAATGTCTGCGTATGTCTCTTTACTTTTCTTGTATTTAGGCTTCCACTTAGGTATCTCTACATCACATGGTCCACCGTTGTGTTGTTTATTAAACGAACACCACTTACAGAGATTTTGGGGAATTTGTTCATAGCGTTCCTCATATTCCTCACGCTCTTTTAAACAATTGTGTACCATCTTAATTAAGTCCTTGGCTTCATCAAGCACGCTCTGTGTAACTTTCACAAAGAAGGTATCATCAAAGCGAAGGTAATTAACGCCCACAAATTTCGGCATTTCGCCCATCTCTAATGTGTACAAGAATGCATAGATAATCAGCTGGCGATAATAATCCTCTGGGAGGTATGCACCATAGCGCTTACTGGTCTTGTAGTCCAGCAAAGTTGTACCACCATCGAAATCATTACACACTGCATCAACAATACCTATTACTGCGTATTCTTTAGACTTAACCCACTTCTCAGCATACTTCGGAGCTACTGAGTTCCAAGCCTGATATTTGTTTTTATATATCTTCCACTTAACCATCTCAGTCAATTTCTTGTTAACACTCTTTACAAAATTCTGGAGTATGTCTTCAGTCTCGAGATACATATTATCCATCTCTTCCTTGGTGTGTATTTCCCACAGCCACTTATGTTTGGCTATCTTCTCTTCCCAACCTTTCTCGAACTCTTCCTGTACCCATTGTTCTGGGGCTCCCTTTTCCCATACTGACAGGGACTTAAACTTTTTCTTAAAAAGGTCTTCTAGAACTTGGTGCACTAAGGTTCCACGAAACAAATGAATTGTTTTCTTCTCAGGTATCTTAGCGATATACTTGTAATAAAATTCCCTAGGGCATTTCATGTATGTATTTATTTTTGACGGGCTCAGCCTCATGTGACTTGCGGTCCACTTCTCTTCACTCATTGTTGTTCCTCTGTACTAAAAAAGAAAATATGAAACAATCTATCATTATTTATATTATCTCCGAAATATTGGGTGGCGGCATGTATTGCCCTACCATCCATTAGTATCATTCTATTATATCTATTACCTACTCTGTCTACTTCTTCGAAAGGAGTTTTATCATAGAAGTTACCTTTGAACACAGACCAATCACCATCTCTTACAGCATTCTGTTTTGTTTCTTTATGTTGATATAAAGTTGTTCCACATTCTACTGGTGCATCTGGTGTAAGGTATATTATAGCTGCTAACTCTTGGTCATCACAGTGGATAACAAAGGGGTCTTCAGCCATACAGTGTTGAAAGACGCCATTGGTTGCATAATCCCAACCACCCAACTCTTTACCATCACATATCTTTTTACCCAACAAGTCTTCGAAATATTTTCTAATTCCTTTGGGGTGGTGGTTTTCGTTAGTACGATTGCCTACTGCTCCATGATATCCTCTTCCTACATAATCTTTCGATAGGGCGTAATCTCTCATGGCATCAGGATTAGTATAGAAATCATCTATTACTATTAATGTAGGTTTACGATGTGCTGGTACACAGTCGTCTACATATTCTTTTAACAGTTCTTCTGTTGACAGTCCTTTTAGTCGTTCGAATTCTTTAGGGTCATTCATACCCAAAGCCCTCATTTCTTTAAAGTCTGGTTCAGAAATATAACCATCGGGTTGAATTTGGGGAGCAAAGACCTTGCTCACTTCTTTTTCTCCGCTATCATTTTCTTGATAATCTCATCTTTGTTAGTAGTGGTGCCTTTCTTAACCTTTTTTATTCCTGCTAAAGCGTCTGCATCTCTACCTTCTAGATTATCAATATTCCATTTACAGTGACCTTTGTATTCTTTGGATACCTTATCCATTTTCATTACTTCTTTAAATTTATCACGACAGTCATCGAATCTACCAATCCACCACAAAGCTACTGCTTCTTGGAAAGGCATAGCGAAGGGGCCGGGATAATCTAAATCCATTCCATCTATGTCAAACATTAATGGGTCACGTTCTGCATTCAGTCTTTGTCCTGCTCGTGCAATACTATAAGACTCGTGCCAGCGACCAGTACGTTCATAAGAAGCACTCAAGTAATGATATGCTTCAGGTCTACCGGGCATTAGTGCTATAGCCAATTGACAACAATTAGCCAGATGTGATTCTCTTCCTCCTAACCTATTAAAGCATATAGCTTTACGCATTAAACACTCATATGCCAAAAGGTCGTTATCTGTTAGCTCTGCACACTTGAGGTAAAACCCCATTGCAGATGCATATTGCCCTGCGAGTTCATACTCCCACCCTGCTTCAAAAGAATGCTCGGGTACATCAGGGGCGTCGATGTATTGTTCTAATTTTGCTTGTATATCCATACTTAGTTCCTCGTTGCTAGAAATATCTCAGGATAAGCAGTATGTTCTATTGCATATCCCAGTTCATATAAATAATTGAATAACTCTGTCCTTAGGTCTCCCTTTAGCTGAGAGCCATCAGGTTCCCAACTCTCAAAGAGTATGGGAGGGTATTCATTCTTAATAAGGGTTTCAGAAGCTCCTTTAATAACTTGGAGCTCATGTCCCTCTACATCTATCTTAATCAAACTTATATCTTCTATTTCAAATTCATCTAATTTCATAACTGGTAGTTCATATGTATTTTCATCTTTCCATCCTATTGCAGTGAACCCATTGGTACCACCATCAGGTTGTCTTTCATAAAAGGGTAACTTACCATTCTCAGAAGATAATCCACAGTTATAAGTGTCTACTTTATCAGAAAGGTCCTTTATCATAATGTTAGCACATAAATGATTATATATACGTTGAGTAGGTTCAAAGGCATATACCTTTTGAGCATATGGACCTAGTATCCATGTATAGGTTCCAATATGTGCTCCTACGTCAACAAAGGTTTTATTAGGAAATATATATTGTCTCATACTCTGTATAAGGTCTGCTTCAGGTACACGCTTCTCTGGGTTTATATCAAACCCTAGATATTGTACCATTTCATCAGGAGCAAAGAAATGTTGAGAGTCAACTGTTTCAGCTTCTCCCATTGTCTTTATAATACTCGTCTTACTCTTAACAGGGTCTACACCGTTCTCACACATCATACACATATCGTATGTAGTATTAGGTGCTGGTAATATATCATCATATTCTTGTGTGTATAGGTTTCCTAGTATTTCATCTAGGTTATAGTCCATACAACACAGAGATACTTCACCATTAGGTAATAATATATTATGATACAGTCCCTCTATACAACCACACGTCTTTTCAGTGTTATGCATTACAGATTTAAATCTATCAAACACTTCCTTTACTTCTGGTTTAAGTTGGGCTTCTCCTAAGAGATTACCTGCTCTATGCCACATTTCATATTTATTAACTGTCTTATCAGGATATATATGTTCCACTTCTTCGTGGACCTCTCCCATCGACATAGTAGTAAAGTTTTTAATGTTAGCATCCTTTAATGCTTGACATACCTTAATGTATGTTTTAGTAACAGGGTGTTTAGCCAATCGTTCTCTGTCAGGTAGATGTAACGTGAATCCACCATTAGGACCACCACAGTATGGAATGTTCTTTATTAACTCTACATCTTTGAGCTTCATTCCCACTGCTGTAGTAAACACAGATACTGGGTGCCCTTCTTGATGCGCGTATAATAACATTGCTGAAGTATTTCTATTTAACCATGGTTCAGTGAATCCTGAAAAAGTTATTCGTATTTGTTTAGGTAACTTATCTATTACCATCTTAAAATCTTCTAACTTCATGGTTCTAGCTTCTTCAGTAGTGAAATGTTTCTCATTCCATATCTTCTGTAAAACCCGTTGTGGGCAAAATACACAATCTACCACACACCCCTGTTTAGGAATAGAGGTTGTGATTTCTAGTGTAGGCCAGTCTGTGGTTGTCCAATAGTTATTCATTTGTCTAATAGTTGGTTTAGATGGTCCTTACCTACATGAATCATGTAAGCTGAGTTATCTTGAAAACCAAACGTAATGTAAACTCCACCGTTCTCTGCATCAGGATGAGGGGCCATTCCACAACAGAACTCTATACGACCATCCATAAATTTAAATGGTTTAGAGTGTCCTGTTAGTTTCCAGTTCCTATCCCATGTCATAATTCTATGATAGTAGTGTGAGTCACGGTCATTCTTTTCATTGTGCCAATAATCACATTCATGTACTACAGCCATATACTCATCGCCGTATTTGATTATCTGAGAACCACCACGTGGGTCTAATTGAAGGTCCATCTTCTCGTCGTCCTTTCCCTTGTAAACGTATTGACTTGGACATCTATACTTCTTAGGGTTGTTCTTCCATTTCTTATTGATATCTACTTTAACCACTTCAATCGGATTAGACCATTTCACATAATGGAATGGCATATCCTCAATAGGCATCCAGTTCTTTTCACAGAAGGGTTCGTCTCCTTCAGGTGGGTCTATAACATAACGTCCTATTTCTTTAACACCTTTCGCTGTTACGTCAATTTCGGACAGTATCATTCTACCCTTTCCATTAGGAGCATACCTACGTACACCTGTCATGTACATCTTTCCATCCCATTGTACAAGCCTAGCGTCCTCTAGTCCCACAAAGTCCCATTCGGGTTCTTTAGTAAACTTATTAGTATTTACTTCGCGCGGGTTAGTTAGTTTCATATTCCTTAGATTAAAGTCACATATATAGTTCTTGGTTCTAAGGAACGGGTCGTCATCAGGTCGAACATAATTCAGAGGTCCCCATGGGGTCTGATATTTCTGGTCGCCTTCACAATGGTGTAGGTAATACGATACATGTCGCACATTAATTAGATACTTAGTTGTATCAGGTTTATGCCAAATCGACGGGTTGCATAGTCCTAGACCATCGGTTGTTTTGCTATCTACTATAAGAGGCTCAATTCTGCCTCCCTTCTCCAGCACCTGTTGTGCTAGAGATTGCTTCATAAGTTCTTTCATCTCTATCATTTAATCAACTCTACTTTTGATTAGGCTCCATTTCGCTTCCATTAGTAAACACTCTCACTTCCTTTGGAATTTCGTGGCTCCACGGTGGAACATATCCAGTTCGACCATCTTGACCTTCATTACATATACATTCACATTTAGGTCCACAAATAGTGCACCCATGTTCACAATTACACATTGTGTAAACTGTCACATTAGCTGTCGCCTCGCTCCGCGCGATTTTGAGTAAGATAAGATATCCTATCAAATCATCGAGCGTGTCTTCAGTTGCATCATCGAGCCCAGTGTTCTTAATACGACTGAGCTTGTCATCGATACGTGCACAGATTGCCTGTGCTGAATCGAGCTTGCTAAAAATATTATCTGGCTCTATGGCTGAATCGCCATAAGCTTTGTTCTTGCTCAAGAGCAAATCACATATTTCGTTACATGTCCACTTAATACTATTCTGCGTTTTCTTTGTCATTTCTAATTCTCCATTTTGGTTACTATAGTAGTAATACAGTGTGTATATTTAAAGGTTGTGGTTCTGGTATATTAAGAGAGATTAATTAAGACCCTATATAGATATAGTATATACTCTATAGTTGCTTTATAGTACATTCAAAATTTAGCTCGATGTGTTTTACCCCCTACCACTATGTTTGGAGCGGGTGGGGGCTCTCTTTTTTTAGACCGGGGGTAGTCGAGAAGAGACCCGAAAACAGTGAGCGGAATTATATCCTTTATATAGTGCATTAGAGATATAAACATACATCCTCTATAACACTCACCCATAGGCTTATATGTATGGTAGCTATTGGTATAATAGGAGTTAAGAAACATGACAACAACAATAACACAGCAAGACATAGACACACACAATAGGGATGTAATAGCCCGCACAGTGGCACACCAAATATGGAAACAAACATCCCGCATGGACACCCCAACCCGTATGTCCACATGGGCCCGTAGGGGTAGGTAGGGGTATAGGGGGTATACTACATATGGAATTCACCGATACATTTTACGAAACAGTAAACACAATTTGGGATTCAGAAGAAGAGCCGCAGATGCATTTAATTGATGCCGATGCCGTGGCAGTCTTTTTGAGCTGGGGGCGCCTTGATTAAGCGTAGACTCTTAAGGTGGTTGGGCCTTGACTGGCGCTATGTTATTTTATTTTTAATAACTACCCCATGGCACTAACAAAAATACCGGCAGGGCCTGACTCCTACCCATACCTTTATATGCTTGGTCGCCATGGTATATTAGAGGTAAAACAATGGATACATATCAATCATATTTGACAGATGTTATAGTCATAATGTCTATAATGTCACGCAGATACGCATAAGCATATAGCATAACAGCACACGCACATAGGAGGGGGTGACCCCTCTCCATACCCCCCCATATATTGGCCCCCATAGGGATGCCCCTATGTATCAGGGGCTGGCCTATCAGAAATAGGTGAGCGGGAGGCATAGGGGGGTATATATACCCCCTCGACCCTTATATACTAATTTGACCCATAGCCTTATATACTTTGTCGCTACGTGTAATATAGGAGGAAAAGAAATGAAACTAACACCAATTCAAAAGCTATGGCAAAAGATTGGACGTATTCCAACGTCCACCCGTATGTCAAAGTGGTCAAAGAAATAAATTACACTTAAAACAGGTAGGAAGTTCATAGGTATTAAGACGTATACTTTAATGCTGTCGTTCTGATATCTGTTTATAGATTCGATTAATACTCGAATTAAAATAAATGTCGGTCGCCCGACAACTGAAGGCGAAGCGTAAAACAACGGGTTCATGGCCCACTTGGTTTAAAGTCCAATGAAGCGTGAGGGACACTGGATGAATCTCAACCGACAACCTTATATACTATAAATAAAAAATCAGGGTCTGGCCCCAAAAATTGAAATAAAACCATTTGTGCTGGCCTATTTTTCAAAAAGTGCGAGCGGGTTCTAAAAGGGGGTATATAAGGAAAGAGGAGACTTATATACTATCTGGACACAAAGCTTTATATACTCTCTCGCTACAGTTAAGATAGAGGAAAATATGTATACAATAAAAGTTTTAACACATGTAATTAGATTATCCGATGGGCACGTTATGCCCGACTGGATAGATGCACCGAAAGGTAGTTTGACTGGTGAGTCAATAAGAAAAGATGTCTGTAATGGTAAATATGACTGTGAGACTCACGCAGTAAGAATGCGAAGAAGTCCAAAAGACAGACACGCAATAGATGTAATAACTCAAAATGGAGAGTTTTGGTAAAATGGAATCAATAAGAAGAAATTTAAAGAGAGCTCGAGAAGCCGACAGTTTAAGCCGTGAACAATATTCTATTGAATCATGGGTGCTTGGAACTGTAAAAGGTATGGTTAGCTTTTGGGCTGACGAATACACCTTAAGAGGTGATAAGTTAAAAGGTCAAGATTTAGTTCGATGGAAGAAAGAAGTTTATTCAAGAATACAAGAATTAGACCAAATCTTTAAGGAAGATGAAATGAAAAGAAAGGAAGTGGCATAATGTTATTAAAAGAAGTAGGAACCGTAGAGATGACAGTAGAAGCATTAGAACGTATAGAAAAGCTTTTAGCTAAGCAGATAAAGAAAGAAAAGAAAAAGATAGAGTCATGGGACGCGGACGCCATGCTCATTAAATTAGGAATGGAGGAAAACGAATGAATAGAAGTCAAGTCATAACAGGCATAAACGCATTAAGACATTTTTTAGAAAGAATTGAACATCTTGATGAGTGCGACGAGCTAACGTATTACGACGACGTATTACAAGAATGCCGACGTGCCGTTTTGTTAAATGAACAGAACGACCCACACGCACCACATATGAAATAATAAGTTTAGAAAGGGGTATATAAGGGAATCAGGGGCTGGCCCAAAAAGGGTGAGCGGAACCCAAAACGCACTATATATAGTTCCCCGTGCCTTATATATGTTTCCGAGGCAAAGCTTTATATACTTTGAAACCATGTTAAGTATAGAGGAAAATATGAGTAATCAAGAAACACAAGTATTAAACAGATGGCACGATTATTTCGCTAATGGCGGAAGTGCAGATTTCGAAACTTTTTATAGTCATTCGAAAGTAAACCAAAAACTTTTAGTTAAGGTAGCAAGAGGCAAAATGTCTTTAGATAATTATAGGTATTTCCTATGATGTCACGCAAACACTTTAAAGCTCTCGCCGAAATTATGCGAGAACATAAAGCCGACGGCGTCATGATTCGAGACTTAGCAGATTTCTGTTATAACTCTAATTCTAATTTTGACCGAGCACGTTTTTATCATGCGTGCGGGTTGGAACTATGAAAATAATATCATGGCGGTTAATGGTTACAAATGAGGACGGGGACGAAATTAATGTTTCGGACTGTCCCGAGTATGTAGCTGTAGCAGTCGACGAGTATTTAACAGAGTTGGAAGACTACCCATTTAAATAAATCAGGGGCTGGATACCAAAAACAGTGAGCGGAACCTATAACGCAATATATAAACCCCCTCGATACTTATATACGTCTAAGAGAGAAACCTTTAAATACTCTCTCGTTAAAGAGATATTAATGAGCCAAAGCATAAAAGAAATGCTTGCGTCATGGGAAAAATCCCGACGTGAGCCAGCCAGCACGCCTCTCCCAGAGAGATTCTATGATGTCCGTAAAAGACCAACAGGACAACCTCGACATTCAGTTGGAGGAATGACACCGATGGGTGAAGCACTGAGAGCTAAAGAACTCGGTTTGGATATGAGAAAAGCAAAACCAATGGAGAAATAAATGAGTAGCTACGAAAAAGAAATGGATTTTCATTATGAAAACTCCGGCGCAAACAAAAGTGAATTACAACACCAACCTGATTGTGATTGGATATATTCTAATTGCACATGTGGATTAGTTGAAACTTTAGATTTTGATGTCGAAGATAATGGCGATTGGTAATACCCTCAAGGTCTAAGCTCAGTCATTAATGTGGCGCTCTTAGGCCAGCGGGGTCAGGGCCTGACGCCCATACTTTTATATAGGGGTTAAACACTGTATACTTGCGGCCTAAACTGTGCGCTCTAACCTTTTGGTTTCGTGCGCAGGAGTGAGAGTTCGCTCTCTGGGAGACCTGTTACCATAAGAACCCCATTAAGTGTCAAGGACAAAAGAGATAGAAGCAATTCGCGTCACTGAAGGACTCACCCTCACTGTGAGAACGATACTCTAACGACGAGTTGTTTCACCTCGCTCAGCCCCTGAGAAAAAAAATACACTTCGGAGGGTGCCCCTATATAAGGGGTCGGGCGTCCCGCTTTAACACCCTCCTGTTTAGAACATTTGTCATTATAAGGTGTCGTGGCTCCAGTCGAACCGTTTCCAGTCAGGAATGGAGCGCACATATAATTTAAATCATGACGATACATCTTAGAGAGAATGAGAACTTTTAAAGGGGTATGATATAACATGTTCGGTGAGTCATCGAGTAAGTGTAAAAAGGTGCGTCGGTCGACTTTAAATAATATACTTCCGATAAGTGACTTACAGTGCTCCAAGAGGGATGAGTCTATACTTTTGGTGGTCTCTATCTTTGCTAACGTGCGAATGATTTTTATATGCTCACGACTATTATATAGCTATATAAACGTAAGTGGGATAGGTGTAATACTATTTTACTATTTTCATCTTCCTATCCTTATTAGTGTGGGGAGGTCTCGTGTTTACCTCCAACAAACCGCCCAACTACAGAGTAGTTTTTAATCGGTTCATACTTAATAATAATTCCTCCGCCAGTCGGCTCTTAGTCTTATTACCAATACGTTAAGAGATTGGGTCTCTTTATTCCGTCACCACTATTACGGGGTGCTACCCCATAAACATAATTTGGGGGGACTCTTTTTCTCTCTCCCCCCATTGAACATTTAGAACGCTTTAACTCTCTATAGAACTCAAAGCAGACTTAAGCTCAGCAAGATTAATCTTACCTGACTTTACGGCCGCTATGATGGACTCCGGTGTGGCCGCTACTTTTGATGTAGTGGTTCGCCTTGCGCCCTGTAGCTCTACAACTCGAGTCGCTAACATTGAACTAAAATCTCCGGTGTCTTTCGACGCTAAGATTTCATTCAGTGCTATTAAGGTGTCATACTTGACTCCGGCCGGTAATCGACCACCCTTCGGTGCTTCGAATCCTATTAAACCCATAATAGATTTAACAATTCCCGAGTCACGTGGGGCCGCTAAATAATCCATAGCGGTGCCTTTTTGCGTTTCTGTTGAAGCTGGCATATTTTTTTCCTCCTTTCTTCTATATTACACACAGTTTCAAACTATATAAAGCTTTGGGTCAAATTAGTATATAAAGCTCGAGGGAGTATATATAGTCCGTTATAGCTCCCGCTCTATCTTTTTAGAAAATCAGGGTCTGTCAGGGGCTGGGGGTATAGAGTTTATATAGTGCACTATAAGTTATATCAAAAGAATATGAAACCTACTTGTATTAAGCTCTATTTCGCACAGTCGCACCGTGCAAATGAGAAACTTTATATCGCTAACGTGAGAACTCTGTTGAGCATGCTATATAGAGCTCACTTTCGGTATATATAGCTGAGTAAATTGCTTTGATAGAGCCATGAGGGTTGGTTCGAAAGCTTTTTTTGTTATATGTGTGAACAGAGAAAAGCTACAGTAATTACTATTATTGTTATATTAATATATGCTCTATTAACCAATGCTCTATTAAGATAGTATATATGCTCTATAAAGCCCCCTTATTGGTATATATTAAGCAAGAGATATAGTGTATAATAGAGCAATATCTTAATATAGTATAATATATAGAAGAGGGGTAGTATATTAAACCACCCCCGATTTTCAAAGATGATAAGCGGGATTAGGGCATAGAAACGGTTAAGCACAACCTAAAGATATAAACCCCTCAAAACGACCCAAACCTTTAAATACTTTCAAACCGTGTTTAAGTAAGGTTAAAAATGAGTCAAACCGAATCAGAATGCAGTGATATAGAGAGAGCACTCTCTATGTTAAGCCCAGAACAGATATATGCCTTAATGAAAGGGGTAACAGTAAACCAAAGAGTTCACACTATTGATTACTCACACAAACTAAGACGTATAGAACGCAATGATATGTATTTCAGTGCCGAGCCAAAGCCCCATCAATTAATAAAAGATAGGCCAATGAGTCCAGAAGAATATAATGGACATCGTGATGGTATATGGGAAGCTATCCGTATGGAGTATATGAATGAATAAAGACATAGAACCCATAAGGGTAGATGAATTTGGGATAGAAGTATGCTTAGTATGTGATTGCGCAATAGAGCATAATAAATGCCTTTGTGATATGCGAGGATGGTAATATGCCTACTGAACCTACAATAGAAGATATAAAGTTAGTAATGAGTGGTAAAGAGAATTTCCCCTTACTATATGTTAATGGTTATGAAGATGTAGACTATAAGTTCTTATATAAACTATGTAAAGATATAGACCCAAAGACCGAAGATAATATGTATGATGTAAGTCAGAAGATAAAGAAGTTATTAATATCATTAAGATACTTTGAGGACTATGACTATGAGAATATGATTAGAAAGATAAGAGGATATTGTTAGATACAATGTGGTGGACTGAAATTAATAGTATAAAGCAAGCTGAAGAAAGCGTAGGAGGGTTGTCTGCACCAAGTAAGATGCCTACCTATGCGTGGAGTATATCAGCTAAGAGATGTAACGTAGGAAGTAAATTAGCAAAGGTAGAAGGTAGTGTATGTAATAAGTGTTATGCACTTAAAGGTATGTATCAGTTTCCCCAAACACAGAATGCACTTGAGAATAGATATAGTAAATGGAGTAATGATAGAGATACATGGACAAATGCAATGATATACTTAATGCACAATAAGAAACATATAATAGATACAGGACACTTTCGATGGTTTGACTCGGGAGATATACAAGGAGAGGCTATGCTTAGTGATATAAACACTGTTGCATGGTCATCTCCAAACATACGATTTTGGCTCCCGACAAAAGAGTATAAACTTGTGAAGTCCTATTCACAAAAGAATGATATAGCACCCAACTTAGTTATACGGGTGAGTAACCCTAATGTTAATAGTAGCACGTTAAATGGATATAATTATATATCTACCGTATATTCAAAAGATATGCTTGAGAATAGCGAAGGATATATATGTCCGGCATCTAAACAGAATAATGAATGTAAAGAGTGTCGAGCATGTTGGAATGATAAAGTGAGTGAGGTAAGCTATATAGCACATTAGATATGAGTGATGCGAGTGATATATTTGAACAACTTATAGCTATGATGCTTATGGGTGAGATGGATAAGTTTGGTTTAGAAGTAAGACCTAAGGTAGAGATAGATATGGAAGAGATAGGTAAAGCGGAGAAGATGTATGAAGAAGAAAAGAGTAACTAAAGAACCATATGAAGGATATAACCTACCGGATAGTAGTAATAAGGGAGTAGCCTTTGTGGACTTCAATGAACCATATAAGAGTAAGATACCTGTAAAGAGAATAGTAAAGATAAAGAAGAGAAGAGTAAAAGATGAGTAAAGGAGTAAAGACTGAGTATGCAAACGCCAGAAAGATAGCTATGAAGTATGTAACACGTATAGCGTGCATGCCTACTACTGAGAAAGTAGCGATAGTAGGTTCCTTGAGGAGAAAAGAAGAAATAGTAAATGATATAGACATACAAGTGATAGGAAGTCCAAGTGATATAAGGGATATGATGTGGATGGCTGGTATAGAAGCAACAAGTGAAGGTGATAGAAGATGTATATACCGCTTAAAGAGTGGAGTATATCTTAATATATTCTTTACTCAACAACATGCATGGGGGTCTGCCCTTATGCATAACACTGGGTCTAAGACATATAACATAAGAAGGAGACTACGTAGCCAAGCTAAAGGGTATAAGTTAAACCAATATGGAATATGGGATGAAGAAGAGAAGAGAGTTGGAGATGGTATATGGGACAATGAGAAAAAGATATATGACTTCTTTGGGTGGCCATATGTGGAGCCGGAGGATAGAGAATGAGTGTTGGTTATAAAGCATTAGAGTATATGATAGGTGAAAAGGTTAGACAGATAGAGATATACCGTAAACATATGGCGTCTGATGACTTGAGTGATACTGAGAAGGATAGTTATAGAACTATAATAGAAAATCTTGAGAAAGATATAGAGAAACATAAGGAAGAGTATAGAGCAGAGGAAAAGCTTAAATACTCTAAAGACGATGTAAGTTTAAGCCCCGATGGGGTTTCAAAAGAGATAGATATGAGTGACGAAAGTGAAACATATAGAGATGATGTGGGCGGTATGCCTGAGTCATCCTTGTTAGCGGAGGATAGGGCCGATGAACCTGAAAGATTTATATTAGGAGACCACGACGCATATAGTGTTAGGTCAGACTATAAAGAATTGTTTGGTATGGATGAAATATATGAGAATACACTACTTAGTGATTGGGATGATATGTCTGAAGTTATGATTGAGATGGGTGAAGCAGAGATAGAAGAGGAACCTGAGCCTATCATAGATGATAGTGTTATAGGTAAGCTGAAAGCAAGCGTATCCGTTCCCGAAGAATTTAAATTCACGGATGATATGACATTCTATACCATGCTAAGGAATATCTTTAGAGGTAAGAATATACTTGTAACTGGGCCATCTGGATGTGGTAAGTCATCTTTAGGGAAAATTCTCGCAGAGATAACTAATAAGCCATTCTATTCGTTTAACTTCGGTGATACGATGAATCCTGCCGCAAAGATATTAGGTGATACTAAGTTTAGTAAAGACGAAGGAACATGGTTTAAGCCATCTCGCTTCGTTTCAGCTATAACGGATAACAGTGGGGCGTTTATAATGCTCGATGAAATTACCAGAGATAGGACTGGAGACTTAGCTAATATCCTTATGCCTGTATTAGATGGCCAAAAGTATTTAGCATTAGACGAAAGTGAAGATGCAGATATGGTCAACTTAGATAGTGGTGCATTTTTCTATGCTACTGCTAACATAGGTAGAGAGTATCTTGGCTGTGCGCATGATTTAGATAGAGCATGGAAAGATAGATTTTGTGGTGGTTTATATGAGTTAGAGTATCTACCTCAAAAGAAAGAACAGGATTTATTATCTGTTCGTGTTCCACAGATAGATGAGGATAATGCAAGACGTATAACTGAGTTTGCTAAGAAGATTAGAGATTTATATAAAGCTGAAGAGTTAAACGTAGCTGTTTCTACTCGTATGTGCTTAACTACTGCCGAGTTAGTAGTAGATGGTATGCCTCTTATAGATGCACTTAAGCATACGTGTCTACCTTTCTACCCTATGCAAGGTGGAGATGACACTGAGAGAGTAAGAGTAATTCAGACTATTCAGTCAATGGGAGACTAAGCATATGGTTAGAGCTAAGGTAAGAAAGGAACTTTATTGGCATAAGTTAGCTAAAGTTCTATTAGAACACGGTCTTATGCCTAAGCATTGCGCTGAAGCAATAAAGAGAGTCTATCCTGAAGCAGATGTAACAGGTAGACATATCGGTGCATACAAACGTAGGCTGATATTGGATAATATGTTAGAGAAAAACCTACCTAAGACTATAACACCCAACGAAGCTTTCTATATGATAGAGGGTATGGTAGGGCCAGATGATAAATTCATCTATCAGTGTGCAGTAGGCTCGGCAAAGAGAAGTTTAAAGTGTTTTGAATATAAGATGACACATGAAGTGATAGACCACAGTGAAGCGATAGACTTGTGGATGGAACATATAAATGGAATATAGAAGTATAGATAGTTGGACAGGAGA